CGTGATGCTGAACTGCAAAAACTGGTCCGAAAAGAAAAGCGTCGTCTGATCAAATTGTTGAAGGATGCCGGAGCTCCTGAGGCTCAGATCAAGATGCTGGATCCAGTCGCTTCAAACGTTGCCTGGATGAAGGTCAAACTTGACCGCTCGATGGAAATGCTTGAAGGTCAGCCAGTTACAAGTCAGGGCTTCAAGCAATACGAACAATTATGGAAAGCATACATGCAGGGAATGAACAAGATCCTTGAGGTGCTTCCGAAAGAGAAGGCCAAGGCCGAGACAGAGAAGGAAGAAGAAAAGGCTCCTGCGAATGTTTTGGAATTGGTGAGATTACGACATAAAAAGGAGGCTTAGATGAAGGGAAGTCAAGAGCCTAACATCAAGGTCGAGCCTTATCGCATCACTACGGACGGAGGAGACGCGGCGCTCCTCATGGAATCTTATGGATGCGTGCCAGACGATTGGCAGCAATTGATTCTTGATTGCTGGCTTGGCAAGGATGAACGGGGTAAATACACAACGACATCCGCAGGGCTCAGCGTTCCGAGACAGAACGGCAAGAACGTTTGTCTTGAAGCTCGAGAGTTTTACGGAATGGTTATCAACGGAGAGCGGATATTACATACAGCGCACCAGGTGAGGACGTCAAAAAAATCGTTCAGGCGACTTGCTGCGATGTTTACAGATAAACGTCATCCCGAAATAACCGCGATAGTCAAAAATATACGTTATACGAACGGCGAGGAACAGATTGAGCTGGACAATGGCGGCTCGATTGAGTTCTCAGCACGATCGAGACAGGCGGCCAGAGGATTCGATGGAATCAGTCTGGTCGTTTTTGATGAGGCGCAGGAGCTGACCGATGATCAGGTCGAGGCAATCATGGCAACACTGTCAGCATCGGCAACAGGTACGAGACAAATTATATACACAGGGACACCACCTTATCCGAATTGTCCAGGCGAAGTCTTCAGAAGAAGGCGGACAGCCTGCACAGAAGATCCAGGTAAACATGATGCCTGGCATGAGTGGGGAGTCGAAGCAAGATCCATCAAGGACATCGACACTTCGAACAAAAAACTGTGGTATGCGTCGAACCCAGCTCTCGGAATCCGACTGGATGAAGAGTTCACAGCTGAGGAACAGCGAAGCATGTCCGCCGATGGATTTGCCAGGGAACGACTCGGATGGTGGACTCCGATTCTGACTCATGCGACTGATTACGCTATCAAACAGGAATTATGGGACAGGGCGGCATCTGATGAACTGAAACCAGAAGGCAAAACAGCATTCGGAGTTAAGTTCTCAGCCGATGGGGCTGAGGTTGTGCTCTGTGGGGCAGTCATTCCAAAGGAAGGTAAGGCAAGAATCACCCTCCTGGACCGAAAACCGACAGGTTATGGAACTCAATGGCTTGCTGACTGGCTAAACGCTCGCTACGACAAGGCTTCCTGTGTGATCATCGACGGAAAAAACGGCGTTGATGTGCTAATTGATAAAATCAGCGGCACCTGGAAGATGAAAGGCTCAGTCATAAGACCGAAGGCAACAGAAATGATCGCAGCGGTCAGCCTTCTGATGGATTCACTCAATGAGGAGTCGCTGACGTGGTATAAACCGCAGACAATGCTCCGAGATAGCGCCATCACAAGCGTAAAGCGTCCAATTAGTGGAGGATGGGGCTTCGGAGGCGAAGATTCGACTCCTATCGAAGCGTGTGCCCTGGCATTATGGGGCGCAAAAAACAGTAAAAGAGATCCAAATCGTAAGATGCGGATCGGATAAGAGGAGAAAAATATGATCGAGCTAAATGTGCAGCAGATCGCAGGACTCGACGAGAGGGAAATTGATGATCTGACAAAACTAATCGACAATTTCAACTATCATTCGAGCAAGAATGTCGAAAAACAGAAATATTATGAGGGTAAGGTCTCGTTAAATGAGGTTAACCTTGGCATTGCGCTGCCTGAGGGACTGAAAAAACTGGAAATCGGCTGCGCATGGGGCGCAAAAACGGTTGACGTCCTTGCTGCAAGGTCAATGTTCGACGGATTTGTTGGCTCGAATGGTACTGACGTCGAGGAACTTGACCAAATCGCCATCGATAACAACCTTTTGACGGAGTATTCGAAGGCTTGCAGGGACGAGTTGAAGCTCGGATGTACGTTTGCAACACTCTCAGCAGATCCTGAGATTGGCGTCAAGATCCGTTTTCATAGTCCAATGACAGCTGCAGCGCTATGGGATGGAGTTCAAGGCAGAATCAAGTGCGGTTTTGCAATCATTGACTCAGTTCCAGACAATAACACTGAGCTTTTTGTTCCGTCATTGATAAATTATTACACTTCGGACAGCATCTGGGTGCTTCAGGGTAACAATGGAAGCTGGGAAGCGACGAGATATCCGCACAAACTAGGTCGTCCGATGATGGAGGCGCTGATCTGGAATGCAACAAGTGACAAACCTTTTGGTCGTTCCAGGATAAAAGAGCCGATCAGACGTCTGATCGATGGATATATCAGAACGATTGCGAATGCGACGATCGGTCTTGAGTTCGCAACGAGTCCTCAGAAGTATCTCCTGGGTGTAACTGATGACCAGTTTGACAAAATAGTGTCAAACAAGTTTCGCCAGTACGTTGGAAGCATCATGACAGCGACAACAAATCCTGATTCTGGCCAAAATCCAGTTTTCGGACAGCTTCAACAAGGAACAATTCAGCCTCATGTTGAAATGATGCGACTACTTGCAACTCAGTTCTCAGCTGCTTCGGGTCTTACAGTGACGGACACGGGCGTTGTTAACGATGCAAATCCAACCTCAAGCGATGCAATACTCGCTCAGAGTCAGACTCTTGTCGCTATGGCCGAGCAGTTGAATGCCGGAAATGGTACAGCCCTGAGAAATATCGCATTGATGGCTCTTGCTATCAAGAAAAAAATCAGAATCGAGGAATTATCTGAGGAGGATCTTGAGGTTATTGCTCATTTTAAGAACCCAGCAATGCCAAGCGTGGCAATTACTACGGATGCAGCTATCAAGATAGCATCAGCAAGAGAAGGATTCGCAGAGACTGACACATTCTTAGAAATGATCGGATTTGACAAGGCTCAGGTTCGAAGAATCAGAAGCCAGGAAGCTCAGGCGAGGGGTCTTGCTGTTTTAGGAGAGTTAGATGCAGATATCGAATAAGCAATGGAAACAATATCAGAGAAGATTGTCGCGGATCAGCGAGAAAGCCAGCGCAGAAATGAGCGCGTGGATAGTCGCAAATGGCGGATATCAGTCAATTCAGTTTGAGGCGGCTATCGCTAAGGCTTACGAACTAGCGACTAAGTACGGAGAAGCCTCGGCAGCTCTGTCGGCTCTGATGTATGACACAATTGCGGACCTTAGTGGAGCGGCAGTCCCGGCGGCAACAGTTGCAAACACAGCAACCGTCGGAGAGGTCTCTAAAGCCATCTACGGAGCGAGCTCTTATTCGCAAAATGACGATTATATTTCTGGCATAGTTGGAAGGATGGTCAAACAGGCAGGTGCAGACACTACACTTCAGAATGCCAGGAGAGACGGAGCGGAGTTTGCCTGGATCTCGGTCGGAGATTCATGTGCATTCTGTGAGCTTCTGTCGGCAAGTGGATGGCAGAGAGCATCGAGCGAGACAATAAAGGGCAATCATGCCTCACATATTCATTCAAATTGTGATTGTCAGTTTATGGTTCGATTCAATTCAAACACAAGTATTCAAGGATATAATCCGAATACAAAACTATATTATGAGACAGAAGGGCGGACGATGGAAGAAAAAGCCAACACCCTTCGACGTCAGAATTATGCAAAGAATAAAGAGAAGATAAACGAGCAAAAACGAATCGCTTATCAAAAAAGAACAGAGGAATTAAACAGCTCCAGCGCGGAAGAATCCACGGCTGGGGCTGTTTGATTATAAACGGCAACTCGTGCCATTAAAACGAGGAATATTTTACTCATTTGGAGGATTTAAAACATGGAAACTGTGAATCAGGAAACAAATGCAACTACTAACCAGGCTCAGTCTGAGCCAGCAAATGACAAGATGATCCCTCAGGACGAAGTCAACAAGATCGTCCAGGACAGAATCAGTCGTGAGCGAGCAAAGTTTGCGGATTACGAGGAAATGAAGGCAAAGGCTGCCAAGTTTGACGAAATGGAAGAGGCAGGAAAGAGCGAACTTCAGAAAGCTCAGGACAAGGTCCAAGCTCTTGAGGCTCAAATCCAATCAATCAACAAGGAGAATGAAATCAGCCAGATCAGAACACAGGTGGCACAGGCCAAGGGCGTGCCAACAGACCTCTTGACGGGAGAAACACAAGAGGCGTGTGAATCACAGGCCGACAAAATCTTATCGTTTGCAAAGGCTCAGGGTTATCCCGTTGTTAAAGACGGCGGCGAGCCTCACAACGTGACTAAGAAATCCACTCGAGACAGCTTCAAAGAGTGGGCAGAAAAAAGTTTATAATTTTAGGAGGACAAAATCATGTCAGGAATTCAGACAAACAGAACAAATATCGATCTTCCTGTTGATGTATCAGCAGAGATCATTCAGAAGACACAGGAAGGCTCTGCTGTTATGCAGCTTGCAAGACAGATCGCACTTCCAGGCAGAGGCTTATCAATCCCAGTTATCACTTCAGATCCTGAAGCTGCATGGGTTGACGAGACAGACAACAAGCCAGTTTCAAATCCAGGTCTTGACTCAAAGACAATGAGAGGCTACAAGCTCGCTGTTATCGTTCCATTCTCAAATCAGTTCAGAAGAGACGCTGCAGCTTTATATGATGCACTTGTTGAGAGACTTCCAGGAGTTCTTGGAGCTAAGTTCGACTCAACAGTTTTCGGTGCAACAGAGGCGCCTGGTGATGACTTCGACACATTCGCATCTGTAAACGCTCACAGCCTTGCTTCTGATGTATATCAGGGACTTGTTGATGCAGATACAGACATCGCTCTGAATGGCGGTATTACAAACGGTTATGTTATCTCTCCACAGGGTAAGGGAATCCTTCTTGGAGCAACAGACGAGAACGGAAGACCTCTCTTCATCAACAACGTGGCTGAGGGAGCAGTTCCAATGATCCTTGGATCAAGAGTTCAGCTCAGCAAGGGCGCATATGTTTCTGGCTCACCTTCAACAGTTGGTTTTGCTGGTGACTGGACAAAGGCTCTTTATGGAATCGTTGAGGGAGTTGACATCACATTCTCATCTGATGCATCTCTCACACTTGCAAATGGCACGACAATCAACCTTTTCCAGAGAAACATGTTTGCAGTTAGAGCAGAGATTGAAGTTGGATTCGTTGCTGATACTTCTGTATTCACAAAGATCACAGCTTCAAGCGTTCCTAGCTTCTAAGATAAACAATACGGAGTCGGCTTCGGTCGGCTCCTGATTTTTTAAAGGAGTAAAACGATGGCATACGCAACAGTTGAAGACGTACAGGCAAGAATGAGCCGCACAATGAGCGCAAGCGAACAGGCAGTTTGCTCGAATCTCCTGAATGATGCGGCCGTTATTATTGACACTTATAACGTCAATGCTACTGCGGACAGCAAGAAGGTCGTTTCTTGCCGCATGGTCATGAGAGCCATCGGGGACGGAGACGGCGGTGGTATTCCGATGGGAGCAACCCAGGGCTCACAGAGTGGGCTTGGTTATTCTGAGAGCTGGACGATAGGAAGTGGATCAGCTGGCGAGCTATATATTGGCAAGCAGGAAAAGAAGCTCCTCGGTTCAGACAACAACATCGGAGCCAGCAATCCGCTGGAAGTATTGACAGGAGGCGAACTATGAAGGGAATGACAATCGAACTCGGCGTCAAGACTGAGGTCGGAGTCGACCCTTTTGGTACGCCGATTTATGAAACAAATTATATTGAAGTTGAGGATGTTCTGGTCGGACAGCCTAGCTCAGAGGATCTGACATCAACCCTCGACCTGACAGGAAAGCGGATCGCTTACGTCCTGGGAATACCTAAGGGCGACGAACATGTCTGGGTCGACACCACAGTCAGATTCTGGGGAAAGACATTCCGAACAATCGGAGAACCTGAGACCGGAATCCAGGCAAATATCCCACTAAGATGGGGCCAGAATGTAAAGGTTGAGGCTTATGGCTAACGTACAGATAAAACTGAACAGCGAAGGCGTGCGCTCACTCCTCAGAAGTGGGGAAGTGCTGGCAGTGTGCGAAAAGTATGCCAACCAAGCCGTCTCAAGACTTGGTTCAGGCTATGAAGTGAGTACATATGTCGGACCAAAACGAGTCAATGCATCAGTCGCAGCTGTCAGTGATTCAGCAAAAAAGGACAACCTTGACAACAATTCACTTTTAAAGGCGGTGGGCGCGAAATGATTGAAATTATCATCAAAGACTATTTGTCCAGGGCGCTCGATTGCCCTGTAAAACTAGAAAAGGATGGTCGACCTTTTGGTCGTTCTGTTTTCATTGAGAGAACAGGCGGCCGAGGTCGTTTTTTGAGAGAGTCGACAGTTGCAATCCAGAGTTATGCGTCTTCTATGTATGACGCTGCAGCACTGAATGAGGAGGTCATCCTGGCGATGCAGAATCTCATTGAGGTGGATGATGTGACTCATGTTGAACTCAACTCAAATTATAACTATACAGACACGACAACGAAAGAATATCGCTATCAGGCGGTATTCGATATAACTCATTATTAGGAGGATAAGGAAATGAACGATGCAACCAAAGTAACCGCTGGAAAACCTAAGGTTGGCGGAGCAGTCTTCAAGGCACCACTTGGAACAACACTTCCAACAACTGCGACAGGATCACTTGCAGCAGGGTTCGAAGATCTCGGATATATCTCTGACGCAGGCGTTACCAACAGCAACAGCCCATCAAATACAGCCATTAAGGCGTGGGGCGGTGACACTGTTCTGGATGTTCAGACAGAAAAGCCAGATACATGGAAGTTTGTCATGATCGAGACAAGCCGCGAGGCAGTTCTAAAGATGGTATATGGTGACGGAAATGTTGAAGGTGATCTTGCAACAGGAATCAAAATCGAGGCAAACAGTGACGAGCTTCAGGCTCAGTCAGTAGTCATCGACATGGTACTTCGAGGCGGCGGAGCAAAGAGAGTAGTGCTTCCAAACTGCAAGATAACAGCGATTGCAGATATTACATATAGTGACAGCGCTGCTGTTGGTTATGATGTAACACTCAGCTGCTATCCAGATGATGCTGGTAATACTCATTATGAGTATATTATCGGCGATGCTGATCCATCAATGTAAGGAAAAAAGGAGGATAAAATGATTACTGGCGAATTATCAAATGGTTATAAAGTTGAAGTAAATGAAGAAAAATTAAAGACTTATAAGTTTGCGAAAATGATAGGAAAGTCGGTCTCAAGCGACGTAAAAGAGAGATTATATGCAAATGCAATGATACTCGAATTTTTGTTAGGGGAAAAGGGAGAAGAAGCCCTCCTGGAATACGTCGAGAAGACAACCGGACACGAACCAACTGAAAAGGAAATGTCAGACCTCACTGTTGAAATCATAAATCTGATGAAACAGGAGAATGAAGAGATAAAAAAATCTACATCCTCGGAAGAATCATAGAGGAGGCCGAGGATGAACTGATATGTGACTTTGCAGAGACATACAGAATCTATGACTATAAATCGCTGCCAATCGAGATGGTGGCGATTTTTGCTTGTGGGCTGAAAAGCGACGCACGAGTCTGGAGAAAACTGTCCGGAGGAAAAGATTTTGATAGAGAACTAATGGCAGCCATGTATGACTGTCTAAAGATGCTGGTCTGGCTTAATTCAAGTGACGGCCAGGAAGGCATTAACAGACCAAAATCACTCTACGAAACTCTGTTCGGAAATAAGAATGAAGAAGAGAGTGACACGATGAACTTTGAAACACCAGAAGACTTCCGTCGAGAGTGGGAAAGGATAACAAATGGCAACAATAGCTGATGCTTATGTACAGATCATACCTTCTGCAGAAGGAATATCAGGGAATCTGTCTAATATATTAAATAACGAAGCAGACAGTGCCGGAAGCGCCAGCGGAAGCAAGTTCTCAACTGCATTCACCAGCGGTCTGAAAACCGTTGCAACAGGAGCGGCTGTGGCATTTACAGCAGTATCTACAGGAATAGCAGCGGTAACCACAGAGAGCGTTAAAAGCTATGCAGAATATGAGCAGCTGGTTGGAGGCGTTGAAACCTTGTTCGGTACACAGGGACAGAACTTGCAGGAGTACGCTGACTCGATAGGCGTTACAGTAGAGGAAGCAAAAGAGAAATATACCTCGCTGGAAACAGCGCAGGCTACTGTCATGGAGAATGCTGCTGAGGCATACAAGACAGCAGGAATCTCAGCAAATGACTATATGGAGCAGGCAACATCGACAGCGGCCGCTCTCGTTAGTTCATTAGGCGGAGACACGGAAGCAGCAGCAAACCTCGCTGATCAGGCCATCATAGACATGTCTGATAATGCGAACAAGATGGGCACTTCAATTGAAAGCATCCAGAACGCATACAGCGGATTCGCAAAAAGCAACTTCACGATGTTGGATAACTTAAAACTCGGTTATGGCGGAACACAAGCCGAGATGGAGCGACTTCTTGAGGATGCGGAGGCGATATCCGGCATTGAATATGATATATCAAGTTATGCGGACATTACCGAAGCAATACACGTTATTCAAGAAGAAATGGGTATTGCAGGGACAACCGCACAGGAAGCGACGGAAACCATTTCAGGATCATTGCAAATGGTGTCGGCTTCATGGACAAACCTGCTAACAGGAATGTCAGATGAAAATGCAGATCTGGATAGCCTTATTTCACAACTTGTTGATTCGGTATCCATAGCAGCGGATAACCTGCTTCCTGTTATTGAAACAGCACTCACGGGAGCGGCAGATGTTGTGGAGGCAATTATCCCGGAAATGGTAGATAGGATTCCTTCACTTGTTACAGAAACCCTTCCACAGCTGGTAGACAGCGGAATAAGCATAATAGATTCAATTCTTACAGGATTAAATGAAAATGCTGACACCATCGGAGAATCAGCTGCGGAAATCCTGACAAAGCTGACGACTTCATTTTTGGATCTCGCGCCTGATCTGTTAGAAAGTGGACTGGTCATCGTTGAAAATCTGGCCAGTGGTATCGGCGAAGCCCTGCCTACATTGATTCCACAGGTAGTCGAGGCAGTCCTAACAATTGCAAACACACTGATCGAGCATATTGACGAGCTGGTTTCAGCAGGTCTCACGATATTTCTGGGACTGGTGGAAGGTCTAATTTCAGCCATCCCGATAATAGTCGAAAATATCCCGACACTGCTCAGCTCGATAATCACAAGCCTCACGGAATCAGCATCAATGATCGCGGAGGCTGGAATCACATTGTTTTCGGCTCTGACGGAAAATCTTCCAACAATAATCGATTCGATTGTTGCTGCCATTCCAGGCATAGTCGACGCTTGCGTGGACTTTTTCACAAATGGCGGCGTGACTCAGCTGTTAGAGGCAGGTTACACGCTTTTTGTGGCTCTGATCTCTAATCTTCCAGCGATTATCTCTGCGATAGTTTCAGCAATTCCGCAGATAGTCAGCTCGATTGTCTCGGCATTTAGTGGAAGAACTGGCGACATGAAGTCAGCAGGATCTGAACTCATGACAAGCGTGGGCGATGGTCTTGATTCTGTTGTTGATTCAATTAAATCATCGATAACGTCGACAGTATCTGGCTGGGTAACAGGAATCACTTCAACAGTCAGCTCCTGGAAGGATGCAGGAAGTCAGCTCTTGACTGGACTGTGGAACGGTATCAGTGACAAGGCTCAGTGGGTTTATAACCAGATTACTGGTATGGGTTCGACCATTGTGAACAAGGTCAAGGGAATATTCGGAATCGCGTCACCTTCGAAGGTATTTGCTGAAATCGGTGGATATATGGCCGAAGGTCTTGGCGAAGGCTGGAACGATGAAATGAAGGAAGTTCAGAATGACATCAACGGCGACCTGACATTCAAGGCATCGATAGAATCACCAACCGTAACAGCTCCAGCAACAAACACCCTGGCAGGAACCACA